GCTGAGTCTGCCCACGATCCTCGAGGGCACGATGCAGCGGACGATGCTCGAGGCCTACGAGGCCGTGCCCGTCGTCGCCTTCGATGTCTGCCGCGTCGGGAGCGTGAAGGACTTCCGCGAGGTGACTCGCGTGCGCCTGCTCGGCGCCGGGCGCTGGGAGAGGGTCGCCCAGGACGGCGAGCTCAAGCACGGGCAGCTCTCCGAGCAGACCTTCAAGAACCAGGCCGAGACGCGGGGCATCATGCTCACGCTCACCCGGCAGGACCTCATCAACGACGACCTCGGCGCCTTCCTCGATCTGCCTCGTCAGATCGGCATGGACGGCGCCGCAACGATCGACGACGAGTTCTTCCGGCTGCTGCTCTCGAACCCCGGCAGCTTCTTCTCGGTTGGCAACGCGAACTTCCTGTCCGGGGCGGACACCGCGTTCGGCGTGGACTCGCTGTCGGTCGCCCGCGCGAGCTTCTCGAAGATCAAGGTCGGTCCCGGCACCGACGCCAAGGACAAGAAGCCGATCAACCTGCGGCCCACGCGACTGCTGGTCCCGGTCGAGGTCGAGACGGATGCGCAGGTGCTGCTCGGCTCGGCGCAGATCCAGCTCGATGGCTCGAGCGCGAAGACGAAGCTGCCCGTCGACAACCCGCATCGCGGCAAGTACGCGCTCTCCGTCGCGCCGCATCTCTCGGACACCTACTACACGGGCAACAGCGCGAAGGCGTGGTACCTCTTCGCCGACCCGCGGCTCGTGCCGGCGTTCGAGATCGTCTTCCTGAACGGGAAGCAGCAGCCGACGATCGAGCGCACTCCGACTCCGGCAAACACGCTCGGCGTTTCGTGGGCCGCATACATCGACTTCGGCGTCCGCGAGCAGGACTTCCGCGGCGCACTCAAGGTCAAGGGCGAGGTCTGACCCCCGAAACCCCCGGAATGACCCCGGAGGACCGGGCGCGGTCCTCGTGATCGCGCTCGGTCTTTCAAAGCCAAGGCATAGGGAAGGAACATCCAGATGGCTCGATTCATTCACGAAGGCAAGTCGATCGACTACACGCCCAGCAGCGACACGGCTGCGGGCACGGTCGTCGTCCAGGGCGAGCTCGTCGGTGTCGCCGCGCGCGACATCAAGGCGAACAAGCTCGGCGCACTCACGGTCGAGGGAGTCTGCGACTTCCCGAAGCAGGTGGGCGCGCTCACCGCCATTGCGGCCGGCGCGCTCTGCTACTGGGACGCCGGGAACACGCGCGCGACTCCGAGCGCCGGTGGTGGCGCGAACAAGCTGATCGGCAAGTGCGTGATCGCGGCCGCGGACGGCGACGCGCTCGTGCGCGTTCGCATGTCGCAGTGACCCCCCCGGAATCCCCGGAACGCCGGACGCCCGAATGCCCGACCTCATCGCACAAGGAGCCGCGTGGCTCGCCGATCAACGGCGCGAGCATCTCTCGCGCGAGATCGAGTACGCGACCGGCACCACTTCGATCACGATGCAGGCCACGATCGGCCGCACGGAGTTCGAGGTCGTGGGCGAGGCAGGTGTGATGGAGCGCACGGAGTCGCGTGACTTCATCGTCGCGGCGGCGGACCTGCTCGCGGCGCCCGCGCGTGGCGATCAGATCCGAGAGACGGTTGCGCCCGTCGTCTTCCTCTTCGAGGTGATGGCACCAATCCAGAGCGCACCGCCGTGGCGCTGGGCTGATGCGTCTCGCAACGCCTACCGCATTCACACCCGACTGGTCGGGACCGAAGCAACCCATGTGCCACCGGAGCCTGAGTGATGAATGAGATGCTGGCCTTCTTCCAGTTGATCGCGACCGGCGCCGCCGCCGCGGCGATCTTCATCCACCTCGGGCACCGCGACGAGCAGCTGAACGCGCTCATTCGGAGCGTGAACGAGCTGCGGGAGTCGGTGGCCGACCTCGTGAAGGTGACGGTGGCGACGACCACCACGCTGCAGCACTCGCAGCGGAGCGCGGAAGACGTCGCGCGCCGCATCGATCGCCTCGAACAGGCACGGCATTGCCGGGCACCAGTGACGGAGGAGGTCTGACCGATGCCGTCGCGGCTGATCAACCTGGCGAACGCGGTCGCCTTTGCAGTGAATGCAGCCACGCTCCCGATGGCGCTCACGGCCGCCGTCGCTTGGATGCCCTTCACCGATCGCGCGGCGTCGGCGGATCTGGCCTGCTGGGTCGTGCCGTCGAGCGAGGCACCCGGCTCACTCTCCCGGGGGCAGTTGAGCTACGAGTGCGAGATCTTCGTCGCGCTCCAGAAGCCCGCGGCGGATGAGACGGAGATCGACGGGCTGGCCGCCACGCTCGAAGCGATCGGTGATGCGCTCGCGCATCGGCCGCTCTCGTGGTCGGGAGGCGCTGCGCACTTCGTCTCGATGCGCATCGATCCGGTGCTCGACCTCGATCACTGGAACCGGCTCAAGCAATACACGGGCGTGCTTCGCCTGACCTACCGCATCGTCGCAACTGTTGGGGGCGGCGCATGAGAGCGAATCCGATCGCATTCGAGCTGTCGCTTGGCACGACCTACGTGCGGCTCTCGAACACTCGGCTCATCGCGGACGTGACGCTCGTCAACAACACCGCGGGGCGCACGCTCTACGTCTCAACTGATGGCGGCGCCACTCGCGGCTCCATGCCGCCGAACGTGCCCATCCGGCTTGAGGGGGTCGACCTGAACTCGGTCTTCGTCGCGGCGAACTCGGCCGGCACCGTGCTCGGCGTCATCGGCAACTCATCGAGGGGGATCTGATCATGGCCATTCGGCTCGGACTCAACGCCAAGCTCTATCGGAACACCGGCACCTACGCATCGCCCACCTGGAACGAGATCGCGAACGTCAAGGACGTGACGCTGAACCTCGAGTCGGGCGAGGCGGATGTCACCACTCGCGCGAACAACGGCTGGCGCGCGACGGCGCAGACGCTCAAGGACGCATCGATCGAGTTCGAGATGGTCTGGGACACCGAGGACGAGGACTTCGAAGCGATCAAGGACGCGTATCTCGGCAACACCACGATCGAGATCCTCGCGCTCGACGGCCCTGTGACCGGTGCCGGCTCGAGCGGCAATCAGGGTCTCCGCGCGACCTGCAGCGTGACGGCGTTCTCGCGCTCAGAGCCGCTCGAAGAGGCGCTCTCCGTGAGCGTCACGCTCAAGCCTGCGTACGCCGTGAACGCACCCGAGTGGCACGAGGTCGCCTGATGCGCACGTTCATCGACAACTCGGGTCACTCCTGGACGATCTCGCTCACGGTCGCCGCGATCAAGCGCGTGCGCGATCTCGCGAAGGTCGACCTGCTCGATCTCGCGGACGGCCGGATCTTCGAGAAGCTCGTGGCCGACCCGATCACGCTCTGCGACGTGCTCTACGCCGTCTGCAAGCCGCAGGCCGAGGTGTCCCAGGTCTCCGACACGGAGTTCGGCGAGGCGATGGCCGGTGACGCGATCGAGCAGGCCTCGAAGGCGCTGATCGAGGAGCTCATCCAGTTTTTCCCGAATGCCCGCGAGCGGGCGGCGCTCTCGCGGGTGATCCGAACGATGGATGCCGCGATGGACCGAGCGCGGACGCTCGTCGAGCAGCGCCTCGAGAACGGCGAGGTCGAACGCGCGATGAGCGCCGCGATCTCTGGTCCGTTGTCTATCGACTCGCCGGGATCGTCGGCGTCGACCCCCGGAATCTGACCCTGCGTGAGCTGGACTGGATGGCCGACGCGCGNNCGCGCGGCTGGATGAACGATGGTCGCACACCGCATCACTCATGGCCCTCATCGCCAACATCCACCGCCCCCGGAATGGGAAGCGGTTCACGCCCGACGACTTCAATCCCCGCCCCCCTCAGAAGGGGTCTGGCAGCGCGGGTCGACAGCGAGGTGCAGCGATTCCGAGGGTCGGAATCACGGCGTTGCGAGATGTCTTTATCGGTCAAGGACGGCCCTCTTCCGGGGGTCCTCGGGAGGCACGTATATGAGGTATCGAAACTCGGTTCTGGCGTTCCTGTTCTGCATCGCGGCCTTGGCGGGCATGACCAGCTGCGACGCGTTCCGGGATGTGGTTGCAGGCGCTGTCGGAGCTCCCACCAGCAAGGACGTGAAGGCGACCGCGCAGCAGATCGCGACCGCCGACGAAGAGATCGAGAAGCTCAAGGAGCAGAAGCTCGTCGCCGAGCGCGAGCAGGCGAAGCTGAAGGCGTCGGAAGACCGGATCGCGCAGCGGCGCGAGGTGCTCGAGCGCATGCAGAGCGAACTCGCGTCGAAGCTGGCGACTGCGCCACCTGAGGCACGAACGATCCTGCTCGCATCGATCCGGGAGATCGATGGCCAGCTTGAAGGCCTCACGAACGAGTCCGCCGCGGTGGCGCGATTGCTCGCCGAGTACGAGGACCAGCTCGTCAAGGTCGAGGTCGCGGCGAGCAAGGCGAAGCGCGATCTCGCGCAGGCCGAGGCGACGCTCGAGTCATTCGATGAGGCAACGGCGCTCGCGATCAAGCGGACGACCGCAGCGGTCAAGGGGATCGGCGAACAGGTCGGCAACCTCGGCGTGCCGGGCGCGGGAATGATCGCGAGCCAGGTGTCCGGTGTGCTCGAGACCGGCCTCGCGGCCGTCCTCGGTGGTGGCTCGATCGGCACACTGGTCGCCTTCCGTGGTCGCAAGAAGGCGCGTGAGCTCGAGGAGGAGCGCGACGAGGCAGTCGATCAGCGCGATGGTGCGCGCCGCGTCATCGCCGTCACCGAGCGATTCGGCATCGAGAACATCGCGAATGATCCAAGCGTCCGCAAGCAGGCGAAGGCTGTGCTCGCTGGCGACGACATTGCCCGTCGAGAATTCGCGCTCGCGAAGGCCGAGGCCTGACCCGTGTTGACGATGTCGATCGGCAAGAGCAAGGACTTCTACTTCGATCGCGAGCGCGTCACGCGCGCGATGGACGCTGCGACTCGCAAGGCGCTCTCCAGGGGAGGCGCCTTCGTGATGCGTGGCGCCCGCAAGTCGATCAAGGAGGGCAAGGTCCGCGCGCGCGGGCGAGGGCGCGAGGGCGAGACACCGAAGGTGGTTCAGCGCGCCTCTGTTCCCGGAAACCCTCCGTACTCCCGGACGGGCCTGCTCCGCGATCGCATCCTCTTCGCCGCAGCCCTCGGAACAGGAAGTCCGAGCGTGCTTGTTGGCCCCGAACGCATCAACAAGAGCACCGGTGCACCCGAGACGCTCGAGTTCGGTGGCACGACCGTCGTCGAGCGTCGCCACCGGAAGGGGAAGGCCGAGCGCAAGACTGTCCGCATCGCGGCCCGACCGTACATGGCGCCCGCGCTCGAGCGTGAGGCGTCGAAGTTGCCGGAGCAGTTCAGGAACGCCGTCGTATCGAGGGGGTGATCGGTGGCCAAGGGCTCGGCGTCTGGAATCAAGGCAGGTCGCGCCTACGTCGAGCTCGGCGTCAACGACAAGCTCACGAAGGGACTCCGCGCCGCACAAGCGCGGCTCCAGGCATTCGGCGGCGCGGTCCGCAACATCGGCCTCGGCATGGTGGGTGCCGCGGCAGCCGCTGCCGCGCCATTCGCCGCGAGTCTCAAGATCTTCACGAGTGTCGGTGACGCGGTCGACAAGGCCGCGGCGCGCACCGGCCTGAGCGCAGAAGCGGTCTCCGAACTCGGGTTCGCGGCCGAACAGTCCGGCGCCGATGTCGAGTCGCTCGAGAAGGGCGTCCGCATCATGCAGCGGACGATGGTCGAGGCCGCGACCGGCACGAAGGAGGCGCAGGAGGCCTTCGAAGCGATCGGCGTCAGTGTGAAGGACCTCGAGGGCCTCGCGCCCGACGAGCAGTTCGCCGTGATTGCCGATCGCATCGCCGCGATCGAAGACCCCGCGAAGCGGACGGCTGCAGCAATGGACATCTTCGGCCGTGCCGGAGCGCAGCTGATCCCACTCTTGGCGGAAGGTGCTACAGGAATCGAAGTGCTCCGGGGGCAGGCGCGGGAGTTCGGGATCTCGGTGAGCGGCAAGGACGCGAAGTCCGCCGCGGTCCTGAACGACACTCTGAACATCCTCTCGAAGTCGGTGCGAGGACTCTCGATTCAGATCGGGGCAGCGCTCGCACCGGCAGCGACCGCACTCGCCGAGAGGCTGGCCCACATCACGGCGACCGTCGGTCGATGGATTGCCGCGAACCGGCCATTGATCGTGACGACCGCGAAGGTGATCGCCATCGTCGGCGCCGTCGGTGCCGCGATCGTCGGGCTTGGCCTCTCGATCTCGCTCGCGGGTGTGGCGCTCGGTGGCCTGGCGACTGCGTTCGGTGTCGCGGTCAAAGCGGTGCTCCTCGTCAAGGCGGCCATGCTCGCGCTCGTATCGCCGATCGGCCTCGTGGCCGCGGCACTCGGCGGTGGCGTCGCGGCGATCCTCTACTTCTCCGGTGCCGGTGGCGCGGCGCTCGAATGGCTCCAGGACCGATTCGGCGAACTGCGCGATCGTGCGACCGCGGCGATCGGCGCCATCGGCGATGCGATGGCGGCGGGCGACCTCGCGCTCGCGGCGAAGATCGCATGGCTCGCGATCAAGGCCGAGTGGATTCGCGGCACCGGGTTCCTGCGAGACATCTGGACACGATTCCGGGGGTGGTTCGTCGAGAGCTGGCTCGAGATCTCGGCGGGCGTGCAAGTCCTCGCGGCCGAGGCATGGAACGCCTTCGAAGCCGCGGCGGCCGAGGCGATCGCGTTCGTGTCGCGGGCCTGGCTCAACATGAGCACCTTCTTCCGTTCGATCTGGGAGACGGTCACCGGCTGGATGGCCGACCGCATCATCGATGTGATGGCGCTCTTCGACGAGTCGCTCGATGCGACGGCGGCGAAGGCGGCTCGGCGTGCGACCGATGACGCGGGCGCGACGGCGCTCGAGAAGGATCGTGCCGCTCAGGATCAGCAGATCGCGGGCAGGCTCGAGGGACGACGACATGCGGCGGCGAACAGGCTCTCCTCGGCGAAGGACGCGATCGGAACCGGCCTGATCGACGACCAGCGAGCTGCGGCAGCGCAGCGCGATGCGGCGCTCGCTGAGACCGCCGACGCCCTCGCCAAGGCTCAGGAAGAACTCCGAGCCGCGATGGAGGAGGCACGCAAGGCACGCGAGGCGGCGGCAGAAGAGGGACCCGCGGGCGCGCGAAGGCCGGCGCTCGCCGACGCGCTCGACGGAGTCGAAGGCGCGAGCGCGAAGTCTTCGTCGCGCGGCATCTTCGCGGCGGCGGCGATCCAGAGCCTCCAGGCCGGGACTGGCCGACCGCTCGATCGCATCGCGAAGGCGACTGAGGACACCGCGAAGAACGTGGCCGCACTCGTTCGCAAGGCTTCGAGCGACGGGCTCGTCTTCCAAGAGTGACTCCCGGCCCCGGCCCCCGGACTCGTCATGCCCGTCACCTTCGCCGAACTCAACAACAGCCCTCGCATCGAGAAGGACTCGCGCGAGCGGGTATTCATTGCCACGGGCAGCACCGACGAGAACGAAATCGAGTCGGAGGCATACGCGGATCTTCCGGCGACCGACGGTGGTCTCGGCAACCTCGTCGTTGATGTTGCGCCGATCGACTCGAACCAGGGCATGTGGGAGGTCACGGCGCGCTATCGCCGGAACACTCCGGCAACGCCGCCTGCGGTTGGCGAGAGCGACTTCGAGTTCGAGATCGGCACAACCTCGACGCACATCACGCAGTCGAAGGCGACCGTTGGCGGCTACGCGCCCCCGGGCACGCCAGCCATGCCCGACTTCGATGAGGCCATCGGAGTCACGCAGGACGGTGTCGACGGTTGCGACATCCTCACGCCGGAGTCGCGCTTCAGCGAGACGCACTATCTCTCGACCGCGATGGTGACGGCGGCCTACCGCCGCATGCTCCGCTCGATGGTCGGCAAGGTGAACGACGCGGCGTTCCGCGACCACGCGGCAGGCGAAGTGTTGCTCATCGGCGTCCGGGGTGGGAAGCGCGCGAGCGACACCGTCTGGCAGCTCACGTTCACCTTCGCCACGAGCGACAACGCGACGGCGCTCTCGGTCGGCTCGATCACCGGCATCGCCAAGGAGGGCTTCGAGTACCTCTGGGTCTACTACGAGCCCGCGGTCAGCGCCGACCGCATCGTCCCGGTGCCGGCGTTCGCGTACGTCGAGCGCGTCTACGACAGCGCCGACTTCTCTGATCTGGGGATCGGTACATGACCGTCCGCCCCGCCGATCGACTGCGCATCCGCGCCGCGGACTGGAACGCGATGACGCGCGCTGCGCGGCAGATAGATGCGATGCCGCTCGCTGTCGGAGCGCCGGGACCAGGGCTGCTCGCGACCTCGCCGACGACGGCGCTTGCACGAAATACGGACGAAGAGCTCATCCCGCAGTTTGGCGTCGTCGTCTGCACCGGCCCTGTGATCCCGCCGAGTGATGCCGAGGCCGAGTGGGCAAGGCGCCTCGCGGTCGACTGCAAGATCCCCGACACGGACGACCCTCTGGCATGGATCGCGATTGCGGCGACTCCGATCTCGCCGGGAAAGTTCGGACGCATCGTCGTCGCGGGCGCCGTGCAGGCGATCGTCAATGTCACGAGCACCGGACACAAGTTCGCGGTCATCGAGAGCGGTGAGCCGTACCTCCAGAGCGCGTCGTCCGGACCGATGCGTCTCCTCTGGAGCGAGTCCGGCACCGGCGAGAAGCGGGCGTTCGTCGCGCTCGGTGCCTCGGCCGCGCCGCCCGGTCTTCGTTTCAAGATCTCGGGCGCCTCGGCCATCGCTGGCCGACAGTTCCAGTGGGACTACCCGGGCAGCGAAGCGACGCTTGATGTCGACGGACTTCCGGTCCTGGTGCCGGGGGGTATCTCGGCGACGCTGCGCAATCTCGCGGAGGTGATGAACTCCGCGACCTACGCGGGCGGCATCGACCCGACGTACCTGCCATCCGGCATCGAGATCCAGCCCATCGGCAGGAAGAAGACCGGGCCATTCGTCGGCGCCCTGGTCGACGCAGTTCTGCTCGAGGATGGTCGCTGGTGGTTCGATCGGCTGAACGCGCCGGACGGACCGTGCGGGTGATCGATGGCGGGGATTCCCTACTGGTGCTGCTGCTTCCCATGCGGGTGGTCGCCACCGGTCGGAACGCTGCAGTTTCTCTGCGGCGTGCTCACGAGCACCTACGCGAACTCCTACAGCGTCGCCGTGTCGCACTCGAACGCGACGACCATTCAGTACCTCCATCCGACGACGGGCGCCGTGCTCTGGCAACTCCCGTGCTTCACGCCCATCAGCTACACGACGCTGATTCTCCGCGCGAATTCGTTCGGCAACATCTGGACGCAGCCGCTGCCGCTCTACTTCGGCGCGTCGGGACCGAGCGGCTCACTTCTGCTGGCTTGCCACACGGCTGACCCGCTATCCGTCGTGGGTGTGGACGACGGCATTGCTGGTGGCGGCTCGTGGATCGGTGTCTGGCGCGGCGCGATCCAGCTCGACGGGCCGGTGTTCAGTGGCGCGCGGCTGTCGACGACGACGGCGGGTTGCTGGCGCTGGCGCAAGAGTGACGGCACCTGGCCCGTGGCGCCTGGCACACCCATGTGGTCACTCGGCGGAATCGCGGGTCAGTTCTCGACGCCCTCGTGCCCGCTCGTCGGCAGCTACTCCATCCCGAGCTTCTCGAACGGATGCGGCTCGGGCGTGCGCTTCACTGGGGTTGTGTCGTGAGCCACGAGAGCCTCTATCCATGCCCGCACCGCGCCAGCGACCGCTGCTTGCTCGGTCGCTTCCGAGGTCGGCCGTCGATCGGCGCCTGCGCGGTGCACTGCGACATCGGCGCGAAGCTCGTATGGCCGATGATCAGCGCTCCGCGATCGCAGGCACCGGCAACCGACCTGCTGCCGCGGCACATCCGCGAAGGCTGCTGCGGCGATGGCGCGGGCCCGCCCGGTCCGCCTTGACGCGGTCGGCGGTGGTGCTACCTTGGTCGCAGATCGAGCATGCCCCCGGAAGCGCCCGGCTGAGCCGCGAGGTTCGCCGGGCGTTCTTGTTGAGGGTCTCAACTCGCCGGCTCGGCCTTCATCCCGGCCTTCTGCAGCTCGACGTCCTTCCAATCGCCGTAGCTCTTGCCCGTGGCCGACTCCTTCCACTCCAGGCGACCATTCGTGCTCGCGCCCTTCACCGCTCCAGCGGCGGCGCTCGGACTATCGAACGGCACATCCGCCGCGAACACAAGCCACTCGGGGTTCTGCGCGTGCGGCACCATCTTGCCGTCCGCGATCAGCGCTGCACGGCGCTCTCGCGCAGTCGATGACGGGACGTCGTCACGGCAAGCGGTCGAGCCCTTCAGCACCACGAATTCGCCGTCAATCTCGCGGGCCTTCGCGTCGACTCCCTTGGAGCGAAGAAGGAAGAGCGGCTGGTGGCCATGCGCACCAAGACTCGGGGCTGCCACTTGCGGTGCGGGCTGAAGGAATGCGAAACCGAGCGCTGGCAGCAGCACTTCGAGGTGCCGCAGGAACTGCTCCATGTCCTCGCGGTCCGACTCCGGCAGCGGTGTCGGCTCGGGACTCTGCCCGTTGACCATGCGCGCTCGACCGGCCGCGCGCGACATCGCGATCAGCCGACTCTCCAAGTACCGCACGTGCGCCTTGGTGAGATTCTCGTCCTTGCTCGAGACGAGAATCGTTCGCGTCCAGAAGTCGAGCTGCTGCTTCACATCACGGTCGTGGTACGCGAGACGCTGAATCAGGCTGTCCGTCTCGCCGATGTAGACGACCTCGCGCGTCGGGTTCTCCGGATCGCGACCCACGAGGCAATAGATGCCCGTGCGCCCTGCCTCCGGCCGACTCGCGAGTTCCGCAAGCTGCGCGCGAGGCACGACGAGCGCCTTGCCCACCCAGTTCCCGATTTCCGCCGTCATCATCCCCGTCGGGGAACCGTCCACGAGGAAGAGCTTGATTGTCAGGCCCGGCATGCGCGGAGCATACTTCGGGCGTTCGGGCGAGTCGTAGGCCCGTAGCGATTGACACCAACTGCCAGATCGGTTCACATGTTCGCGTGACCCGTAGGACCGCGAAACGATCTGTGAAGCGGCGGCGAAGTTCCCCCATCGAGACGCGCGTCCCGACCGACGCGGTCTTCACGATCGATGAACTGGCGGTCTACCTGAAACTCCCCAAACGAACACTCTACAAGCTGGCGCAAGAGGGATCGGTCCCCGCTCACAAGGTCGGGAAGCACTGGCGGTTCCACCGCGAGACAATCGATCGGTGGTTGACGAGCAAACAGGCGCGCCGGAGACCTGACTGATGGCCAAGGACACCAACCCCACTTCCGACCTCGACTACGCCGACGCACTGTGGAAAGCCGCGGACGCGCTGCGCGGCCAGGTCGACGCCGCCGAGTACAAGCACGTCGTCCTCGGTCTCCTCTTCCTCAAGTACATCTCCGACTCGTTCGAGGCCCGGCGCGACCAGCTCAAGGCTGAGCTGGAGAACGATGGCATTAAGGGCACGCAGCAGGAGTCGCTTCTCGAAACGCGCGACGAATACACCGCCGAGCGCGTCTTTTGGCTGCCCCCTGAAGCGCGCTGGGCGAACCTCCAGAATCAGGCAACGCGTCCGGAAATCGCCACGCTCATCGACGACGCCATCCTCGCCGTCGAGCGCGACAACCCAGGGCTCAAAGGCAAGCTGCCGCGCGACTACGCGCGACGCGGCATCGAGCCGGTAAAACTAACCAAGCTCATTAACGAGGTCATCGCCGATATCGGCTTCAAGGGCGATCGCGACAAGGCCCGCGACACGCTCGGCCGCGTATACGAGTACTTCCTCGGCAAGTTCGCCGCCGCCGAAGGCAAGCTGGGCGGCGAGTTCTATACGCCTCGCTGCGTCGTTCGCCTCCTCGTCGAGATGCTTGAACCCTACAACGGTCGCGTCTACGACCCGTGCTGCGGCTCGGGTGGCATGTTCGTGCAGTCCGAGCGCTTCGTCGAGCACCACGGCGACCGCAACGAGATCTCCGTCTTCGGCCAAGAGTCCAACCCGACGACGTGGCGGCTGGCGCACATGAACCTCGCCATCCACGGCATCGAGGCCAACCTCGGCTCCCAGCCCGCCGACACATTTCTCCGCAACTTGCACCCCGACCTCAAGGCCGACTACATCCTCGCGAATCCGCCTTTCAACGTCAGCGATTGGTCCGGTCAGTTGCTGCGCGATGATGTTCGGTGGCGCTACGGCACACCGCCGGTCGGCAACGCAAACTATGCGTGGATTCAGCACTTCATCCATCACCTCGCGCCACCGAACGGCCACGGTGGCGGCGTCGCCGGCTTCGTCATGGCCAACGGGTCGCTCTCAAGCAACTCGGGCGGCGAGGGTGAGATTCGCCAGCGCATCGTTGAGGCGGACCTTATCGACTGCATCGTGGCGCTGCCGGCGCAGCTCTTCTACACGACTGGCATCCCCGTCTGCCTGTGGTTCCTCACTCGCGACAAGACGGGCAAGAACCTGCCGAACGGCGGTCGCAATCGCCAGCGCGAGACGCTCTTTGTGGATGCGCGCAAGCTCGGCACTATGCAGACGCGCACGCTCCGTGTCCTGACGGGCGGCGACGACGGCGAGACTCTCCTCGCCGACGGCATGGGTGATCCGCAGCCCGACTCCGACATCGGCCGCATCGTTTACGCCTTCCGCCAATGGCGTGGCGAGCCGAAGCCCGAGTGGTGGGCCGCAATGAGGCACGGCGACTGGGCCTACCGCGACGTTCCTGGGTTCTGCAAGGGCGCAACAACGGACCACATCGCCAAGCACGGCTTTGTTCTGACGCCCGGACCCTTTGTCGGTGCCGAGAAGCAGGAGGACGACGGCGAGTCGTTTGAGGAGAAGTACCCGCGCCTGCTGGCTGAGTTGGAAGAGTGTTTCGCCGAGAGTGAGCGACTAACGGGCGCGATTCGCGATCAATTGTCGAAGGTGCACAAGGGTGCTTAGACTCGGCGAAGTCTCATTCAAGATTGGTAGCGGTGCCACACCGCGCGGTGGCAGCGACGTCTACCTGTCATCGGGTGTTGCGCTAATTCGCAGCCAGAACATCTACAACGATGGCTTCTACCGCGACGGCCTTGTATACATCAGCGACGCACACGCCAGTGAGTTGGCTGGCGTCGAAGTGCAGGCGGGTGACGTCCTGCTCAATATCACTGGTGACTCAGTAGCGCGGTGTTGTCGCGCGCCAGTGGACGTTCTGCCTGCTCGGGTCAATCAACACGTAGCGATCATTCGTCCCAACCCAGACGTTCTTGATCCCCGATACTTGCACTACCACCTGATCTCGCCGTTGAAGCAGGGCGAGATGCTTTCGATGGCTGGTGGAGGTGGAACTCGTAACGCTCTAACAAAGGGGATGATTGAGCGATTCGAGATTCCAGCACCCGATATCGAGACGCAGCGCGCCATTGCTGGGGTGCTGGGTTCCCTCGACGACAAGATCGAGCAGAATCGACGGATGACGCAGGCATTGGAACGGCTCGCGCGGGCAATCTTCAAGGCGTGGTTCGTGGACTTTGAGCCTGTGAAGGCCAAGGCCGCGGGCGCCACTTCGTTCCCCTCGATGCGGCAAGGAGTGTTCGACGCGCTGCCGACGACCTTCACCGACTCGGAGATCGGTCCGCTGCCGGAGGGCTGGGCTGTGAGGCGCGCGACACATGTGGCGCATGTAGCCATCGGGAAGACTCCTCCGCGCAAGGAGCCCCAATGGTTCACGGGCGATCCGTCGCAAGTGCCATGGGTCTCCATCCGCGACATGGGTACGTGCGGACCCTTCATCAGTAGGACAGCCGAGTACCTCACGTATGAAGCGGTGGAGCGATTCAACATTCGGAGGATTCCAGACGCGAGTGTATTGCTTAGCTTCAAGCTTACTCTTGGCCGCGTGACGATTGCCGACGGTGAGATCACGTCCAACGAGGCGATTGCGCATTTTGTTCCTGAGTTACCCGACATAGTTGGCACGGAGTACTTGTACTGCTACCTGATCGGCTTTGACCACAACCGCCTCGGCAGCACGAGCTCCATCGCCACCGCGACGAACTCTCAGGCGATCAAAGCCATGCCGGTGCTGGTTCCAGACTCGAGCACTGCAGAGGCTTTCACGAAGACGGCACGACCGCTCTTTGATCTCATGCGAGCGCTCTCCCGCGAATCGCGTCGGTTGGCCGCAATGCGCGAGTATCTGTTGCCTGTGTTGTTCAGCGGTCGCGTCCGCGTGGAGGTGGCCAATGGCTGATGGTGCGGCCAGACCTCCTCGCTTCCTGATGGTCGGTGCGCGCGCCTCCGTTCTGGATGGCCCCGTTCCCGAACTGATCGACCAGCAGGTCCGCGCGCTGGAGGACGCCATCGAGCGCGTGCCGGACTTCGCATTCGACCTGGCCAAGACGCTCGTCGAGACGATCTGCAAGACCATTCTGGCGGACATCGGTCGTCCCGCTCATCCGAACTGGGATGCGCCTCAACTGATGCGCGAGACGACGAACTACCTGTCGCTCTTGCCGCGGAATCACCCGAATGCAGCTACTGCGCGCGGAACGATCAAGAAGACCCTCAACGGGTTGCTAACCACCGTTCAGGGCTTGTGCGAACTGCGCCAGAACTACGGCATCGCTTCCCACGGTCGGGACGGGTTTGCGGCACGGCTTGACTTGCGCCAGGCAACGTTGGCGGCACAGGCGGCCGACACGATCATCGCGTTCCTCTACCGCATCCATCGAGATGCGCTGATGCAAGCGCCGGGGTCGCGTGTGTACTACGAGGATCATGCCGACTTCAACGAGGCGTTCGATCGCGACCACGAACTCGTCCGCGTCGGTGAGCTGGAACTATTGCCGAGCCAAGTTCTCTTTCACACTGATTGCGAGGCGTACAAGACAGCGCTGAGCGAGTTCGTCGCAGAGCGCGACGGAGTGCGCGATGACGATGAGCACGGCGAGCCACCTGCCGAGAATCAGGCGGTGCCTCAGTGAACCGATCATCGCCGACCGAGCGGCTCGTCGAGGATGTCGCGTCGGTCTATTTCGGAGCACTCGGTGCCCCCACCAAGATGGGCTCCGAGGTCGACGACGCCGGCGAGCGCAGCGACGCATCGAAGTGGCTGCTTCAAGGGCGCCTAACGGCAGCGCTGTACCGGTTCAATCCCGTCCTGCCCCACGACACCGTCGAAGGCGTTGTTCGCACGCTCTCGCGCCCGCCTCATCCGACGCTCATCCAGAACAGCCGGTGGTTCCATACGGTTTTCACCGATGGCGTGGAGGTCGAGTACCGCGATGCGAAGTCCGAGGAGGTGCGCGGAGGCCGGGCGCGGCTCATCGACTTCGAGCACCCCGAGAGGAACGAGCTACTTGTCGTACGTCAGCTGACCGTGGCAGGTCCGTCGGGAAAGGTGATCCGTCCCGACATCACCGTGTTCCTGAATGGCCTGCCGACTGCCGTCATCGAGCTGAAGGACCCTACGGACACCGAGGCCGATCTCGATGCCGCCATCCGGCAGTTCGATCGATACAAGCGGACAGCGCCGGATTTCTTCGTGCCCAATCTGCTGCTCGTTGCCTCGGATGGCTTGCTCACCCGCGTCGGGTCAATCACCAGCGGCCGCAGCCGCTTCATGCCGTGGCGGCCAGCCGAGGGTGGTCAACCCACGCTTGAGGCGCTGATCCGCGGTCTGTTCCAGCCGACAGTCTTGATCGACTACCTAAGGACCTGCGTTGCGTTCGAGGAGGACGAGCGCGGCGAGATCGCCAAGAAGATCGCTGGCTACCACCAGTTCCGGGCGATGCGCAAGACGCGGACGAGCGTGCTCGCTCGCTTGAAGCCGCCCGCCGGGTCTAGCGATGGTCGCGGCGGCGTGGTGTGGCACACGCAGGGGTCGGGCAAGTCGCTGACGATGCTAATGCTCGCCGGGGCGCTCATCCGCGAGCCGCAGATGGCCAATCCGACAATCGTCATGGTCACGGACCGCAACGATCTCGACGATCAACTCTTCGACACGTTTGCGGCAGGTCGAGCGTTGCTGCGACAGGAGCCGGTGCAGGCGGAGAGCCGTGAGCACCTGCGCGCGTTGCTTGACCGTGCGGCAGGCGGCGTGATCTTCACGACGATCCATAAGTTCGCCGAGGCGCATGGCGAGATCTCGGCGCGGTCCAACATAGTGGTGATGGCGGACGAGGCGCACCGGAGCCAGTATGGCTTCGTCGAAGGCGGTGCACGCTGGATGCGGGAAGCGCTGCCAAACGCGACGTTTGTCGGCTTCACGGGGACCCCGCTCGAGCGCGACGACAAGAACACGATCCACGTCTTCGGCGAGTACTCGGATGTGTACGACATCCGCCAGGCGGTCGAAGACGGCGCGACCAAGCCGCTGTACTACGAGTCGCGGATCGTGAAGTTGACGGTGGACGACGCCGGAGCCGCGGCGGCGGAGGCGGAGATCGAGAAGGCGACCGCCGCCGATGCCTCAGGTGAGGAGGTTGAGGAGCGAATTCGTGTCCCCCTGGAGGCGCTAGTCGGTGCGCAGGAGCGCGTCGAACGACTGGCGGCGTTCATCGTGGATCACTGGGAGAAGCGCCGAGCTGCGATGGAAGGCAAGGCGATGGTGGTGACGATGAGCCGCGACATCGCGGCGCGGCTGTACGAGGCGATCAAGGCACTGCGCCCGGACTGGCACGATCCGGATGACGAGCGCGGTACGATGAAGGTCGTCGTCACGGGCTCTGGAGACGATCCCGAGCCGTTGCGGCACCACGTGCGCACCAAGGCGGCCCGGAAGCGGCTGGCGGAGCGGTTCAAGAACCCAGACGACGACTTCCGGCTCGTGATCGTGTGCGACATGTGGCTCACTGGCTTCGATGTGCCTAGCGCGCACACGATGTATCTGGACAAGCCGCTCGCCGGGCACAACCTGATGCAGGCGATCGCCAGAGTCAACCGGGTCTACGGCGAGAAGCCCGGCGGCCTGATTGTCGATCTGCTCGGCCTTGCAGATCAACTGGCTGATGCGCTCGCGACGTACACCCAGGCGGGCGGGACTGGCGAGGCGGTGAGGCAGGTTCAGGACGAGGCCGTACCCACGATGCAGGCCGCGTTCGAGAAGTTGCAGGCCTTCTTCCACGCGTGCGACTACGAGCAGGCGCTCGATGCCGAGCCGACGGAGGTCCTGCCCGTGTACCTGCGCGCAATCGATCACGTCCTTGGCCAGCAGGAAGGCTGGAAGCGACTTCGAACGCTCGTGAAGGAGTTGTCTGCGGCGTTTGCGCTGTCGGTGCCGCGCCCGGAGACAGAGGCCGTGGTGGCGCATCTGGCGTTCTTCCAGCGTGTCGCGGCAATGATCCGCAAGCGGCTCGCTGACGATGGAGGTACAGGTGGCCGAGCCCGGCAGCGCGATGTTGATGCCGCAGTTCGACAGGTCATCGGAGGCGCCGTCGATGCGGACGCCGTCATCGATCTCTTCGCTGCGGCCGGGCTCGATGACGCGCGGCTGGACATCCTGTCCGACGAGTTCCTCCAGCGCGTGGCCGCGCTCGAGCAAAAGAACCTCGCACTGGAAACACTTCGGAAGCTGTTGAACGATCAGATTCGCGTCACCGAGCGCACCAACATAGTCCAGAGCAAGAAGTTCCGAGAGGCGCTCGAGGACGCGTTGCTGCGGTACACGAACAAGGCGATCACGACCGCCGAGATGATCAGCCGACTGATCGACCTCGCGAAACACTTGCGAGACGCGCAGCGGCACGGCGAAGCGTTGGGGATGACGGAGGAAGAGACGGCGTTCTACGACGCGCTCGCGGAGAACGGATCGGCAAAGGCGGTCATGAAGTCAGACACCCTGCGCCTGATGGCCCGCGAGTTGGCTGAGATGATCAAGAAGATGCCCAAGCTCGACTGGACACAGCGCGAGTCGGTGCGAGCGATGCTGCGCCGTAACGTCCGTCGGATGCTGGCGAAGTACGGCTATCCGCCCGATCTGTCCGAGGACGCGACGCAGCTTGTTCTGAGGCAGGCAGAGCTATCAACAGAGGCGGAGGTCGAGTGATGCAGTGGGCAGGAGGGAACTGGCTGTGAGCGGGGAGCACCACGCTGGACGCACCGAGAGCGAGCTTTACGGTTGGCGTCGGGAGGTGATCACCAACGTGGACGACCTCGTCGCTTGCCTGCGCAATCTTGGCAGCCAAGGCCGGTGGGTGTTTCGCGGTGAGCGGTGCGGGTACGGCAGTTGCCGACCCGGAGTCTCGCGAAGAAGTGCTCCAGCGTCTCTTGCACACGAGCTGGATGAACTCAAGGCAGTGTCGTCACATCCGAGCCGCTCTCACGCGGACTTGGACGTCGTGATGATGGTCGCGCAGCACTACGACTCGCCCACCCGACTGATCGACTGGAGCCTGGACCCAAGGGTTGCCCTGCACTTCGCGGCAGAAGAATGCTCGGGCGTCGACACTGAGACCACTCGGGACGTGGATCTGAGCGTGGCGCGCATTTGGTGCTTCGATTGGACTGGGGCATTTCCGGCGCTTGCGGCTCAGTGGGATCGGCTGGGAGCGCGCGCGAGGCGCAAGCCGAACGGGCACATCGATCTCTCGGCGCTTGTCCGCGACGGCGTTACTGGATGGATCGTCATCGTGCGATTCGACCCCCCGATCGGTCGACTTCACGATCAGTATGCCGTGGCCACAGTCTGCGGCGACCCAGCAGCCTGCCACCTTGCCGCGCTCGCAGCTCTTGAGCCCGACTGTCGAGACCATCGCCTCGTGTTCGAGTTCCCCGCGTCATGGAAGCCAGCCATTCGGAGAGTGTGCGCTGCGACGGGCATCAGTGATGCCTCCTTGGGTCGGCTGGCGAAGGAGGTCCCCAGGATCACGATTGGAACGTCAACAGTGACCGCAACGACGAATGTTGCCATTTTCCGGCCGGCCGGGCCGACCTGAGGTGTTCACCAAAGTGGGCGTCTGACGCTTGGAGGCCAGGGCAACGACATGCGGCTAACCTTTGAACCCGTTCCGATCGGGGAGCTCGGCGCGATCCTCGCCACACGGGAGATTTCCAACAGCC